GACGACGAGGTGATGGCGCGGCACCGGGCCAGCGCGCCGTCGGTATGCAATTGGCGGCGCAAGCGAAAATTCCCGGCCAAAGAATACAAGCAAATGATCGACGATCTGGCGCAACGCGGCTTTGCGCCGCCGCCGTCGCGGCTGTGGGGGCAGCGCGACGGCGGTTACCGCAAGCCCGCCAGAAAGAAAACCCGCCGCTGATGTCTGCGTTTGTAGGAGTCCGTCATGGCCGATTGGACAATCGAGCTGATCAACAAGGTGATCCGGTTATGGACGGTAGAGAACAGATCGGCGTCGGAAATTGGTGTATCGGAAGGGCTGTCACGCTCGACGGTCATGGGGAAGCTTTACCGTCTTGGGCTGTTGCATCGGGGTAAGCCCGGCAAACCGGCAAGCACGCCGCCAACATTTCATAAGCGCCGCCGCCCGCCGAAACAACCGGCGGCGGTTGGCATACATATCGAGGTCGACGAGGTGCCAAACAAACCGAAACCATTCCTAGGGCTGTGGCTCGCCGAGCTTGAGCCCGGCGATTGCCGCTATCCGAGCGACGACCAGAGCGCCGCGCCGTATCAATTCTGTGGCCAGCCGACCCGGTTCGGCTCGTCCTATTGCGGCTACCATTTCGAGCGGTGCTGCAATCCTCCTGGCCGAACGCCGAGCGTTCCGGCCTATGACATGGCGGTGCGGGGCAAGTGAATGGCCGCGTTCCTCGATGGCCGCGTGATGTTGCATCCTGGCGATTGCCTCAATGTCCTGGCGGGCATTACGGGCGACAGCGTGGATTCCTGTGTCACCGACCCGCCCTATCACCTCACCTCAATCGTCAGACGCTTTGCCAATGCGACGCTAGAGCATGAGCTGTTTGCCGCTAACCATCCGATCCCTGCCTATGGCCGCTTGTCGCGCGGCTTCATGGGCAAGCAATGGGATGGCGGCGACATTGCGTTTCGCGCCGAGCTGTGGGCCGAGGTGTTTCGCGTTCTCAAGCCCGGCGCTCACCTAATCGCGTTCGGTGGCACGCGGACCTATCACCGCATGGCGTGTGCGATTGAGGACGCGGGGTTCGAGATACGCGATCAGATCGGCTGGTTGTACGGCTCAGGCTTCCCGAAATCGCATGACGTGAGCAAGGGGATTGATCGGGCGGCGGGGGCTGAGCGGGAATTAATTACTGTTATTAATAGAACAGGCAAAGATGTGGGAACCTACGGTGCCTTTGCCGGACCATCACCAATAACAGCCCCCGCCACCGATGCCGCCCGTGATTGGGCCGGTTGGGGCACCGCGCTCAAGCCCGCATGGGAACCGATTGTGTTGGCGCGCAAGCCGCTGATCGGCACCGTCGCCGAGAACGTGCTGGCGCATGGCACGGGCGCGCTGAACATTGATGGATGCCGGGTTGAGCATTCGGAAGAATGCCGAGAAATGGCACCGCAAGCTGAGCCGGGCGGTCGGATCATCAGACAAGCCGGGCGCTACAAGACCGTTCAAGAATTGAAGCCCAATGGCCGCTGGCCCGCCAACATCATCCATGACGGAAGCGATGAAGTGGTGGCGGCGTTTCCTGAAATCGCGCCAACATCGGGCCACGTTCGTCATAACGTGTCAAAGGACGAATATTTCACTGGCAAGGCACCGATAGCGCAAGCCGGTGTTAGCGATGCTGGCGGTTCCGCCGCCCGCTTCTTCTACACAGCCAAGGCCGACGCCGATGACCGGCTCGGCTCCAAGCATCCGACCGTCAAGCCGCTCGACCTGATGCAATGGCTGGTGCGGCTGGTGGCGCCGCGCGGCGGGCTTGTCCTCGATCCGTTTGCGGGCACCGGCACCACCGGCGAGGCGGCATGGCGCGAGGGTTGCCGCGCCGTGCTGATCGAGCGTGAGCCGGAATACTGCGCCGACATCGAGCGCCGCATGGGGTTGGCTTTGAGTGGGCCCGACGAGCGCGCCCGGCAAAGCATGAAAGAGAAGCTAAAAGACAAGCCCGCCGATCACGGGCCGCTGTTTTCCGAGATTTGGGACAAACCGTTTTATCCGGTGCCGAAATGACGCTTCCAACACTCAACGCGCGCCACCGCCGCGAGGGATGGGAATCATGGGGCAACGAGGCCCCGGACGATGACGAGGTGGCGCACAGTGAACAAGCTCACACCAATCAAACCCGGCAATAAGCGGCTCGTTAAATTCGATCCCGAGCGGCACCGGCTGACGGTGGCGGCGCTCGACTACGGCATCAAGGAAGCCAAGCGCATCAAGGATTGGCCCGCGCTCGAAAAGGCCATCGACGCCAAGATCGAGGAACAACAGGCGTTTGTGGCGTGGTGGGGCGGCAACATTCGATCCCAAGGTGAGGCGAGGAAAAAAGAAAACCGCGTTCCCGGTTTTCTTTCGGTGTCCAAGGCCGAGGACCTTACCGGCATGGCGCAACAGCGCGTCGCCGATCTGAAAAAGCGGCTGAAACAAATCGAAAAATTCCGCGAGCTGTTGCTTGGTGCAGAATACCGCGCGGCTTGCCTAGCCGCCGCCGATAACGTGCGCGGCACTACCGGCACCGGCGAAAACGAATGGTTTACACCGCCGCAATATCTCGACATGGCGCGCGAGGTGATGGGCGGCATCGATCTCGATCCGGCGTCGAGCGATAGGGCGCAAGAGGTGGTGAAGGCGGCCAAGTATTTCACCAAGGCGGACGACGGATTGCAACACGAATGGCACGGCGCGGTTTGGCTCAACCCGCCTTACGCGCAGCCGCATATCGCTAATTTCGTTGCCAAGCTGGTGGCGGAATGTGAGGCCGGGCGCGTCAGCTCGGCGATTCTGCTAACGCACAATTACACAGACACGGCATGGTTTCATGAGGCGGCGGCGGTCGCGAATGGAATCTGTTTTACCCGAGGCCGCATCAAATTTTATGAGCCCGATGGCGCGGTCGCCGCGCCCACGCAAGGCCAAGCGTTTTTCTATTACGGCAAAAGCCTCGACCGTTTTCTGTCGGTGTTTGCTGGTGTTGGATTTATCGTGTTTCCGTTTGGGCCGCAGCCATGAGCGGCGATATTCATTCGCCTGCAGCCTATGCCCAAGGCAAGATGCTCGATCATTCGGCGTGGGATGGCGGTTTGGTTCGGCGGATCACGCCGAGCGACATCGACATGGCGGTGGATGCTAACGGCAAAATCTTGTTTTGCGAGCTGTCATCGTCGGTGTCGCACTGGCTACAAGCCGACACCGGCCAGCTTGTGCTTTATCAAAACGCCATCAAGGGCGGCTGTCATTGTGCCTGTTTGTGTAGGCACAACGTCGGCATTGACCGCAAAATCAATACTAAAAATGATGTACAATCGTTCCATGTGATGTTGTGGGATTACGATTTTGTTTGTTCTGATATTTTCCCGGGCAGCATGTGGAGCGGCTTTGTTCGGTATTGGGTGAATGATCCTCATGGGCCGTTGACGATCCGTCGCAAACTTCTCGGTTTTGCTGTTGGCCTCGTCAAGGCGCAAGAATTGCCGCCGCCAGATTCGCCGCCGTCCGTGCATTTTCAGAAACAAAGCGATCTTTTTGGAGCGGCGTGAATGGGCCGCCTCCGCTGGTACAAGCGCGATCCGCGTGCGGCCTTGGTGGGGATGCGCAAGCTGACGCTTGAGGAACGCGGCGCTTACAACACGATTCTAGAGCTGATCTACATACACGACGGCGCGCTTGAGGATGATTCCCGCGTGATCTGTGGCGAGCTGTGCTGCAACGCTCGCCGCTGGCGGCGGCTCAAGGCGCGGTTGTTGGAACTTGGCAAAATCTACGTTCACGCCGGGCATCTGCGCAACGAGCGCGCCGACGACGAGGTCAGGAATGCCCAAAGTTTGGTGAAACTTTCAGAATTAAAGGCCAATACTAGGTGGGCCCTACATAATGAAATCAAACGCTTACGCGATGCAGCAGCAATGCAACCTACATCTACAAAGAAAGATTACTTAAGCGCAAAGGTCGTGCCAATTGCTAAGGGGCCACCAGACAAAAAAGCGTGAAGCAAAAAATAGGTTAGTGACTCTGACGTAGGTTTCACGTGAAAAACTACACGGCCACCGCAGAGGCCGACAACATGGCCAAGCTGTTCAACGGCACCGAGGTGATCGACGAGTGGCACCCGCTCGACGATGTGCCGCCGCCGCGATATGTGCCCGCAACGTGGAACGGCCCGCACGTGCAAACCTGTTTAATCGAGGCGTGGCGCGTTTTAAACCGCACGACGTGGCATCCACCATACCCGCGCCGGTTTGGCGCAACGTGGCCCCGCTATAAGCTGGAGTGGCACGATCTATTGGCGCTGGTCGGTGGCGGTGAGCTGGAAAGTATGCAGCGCGAGCAAAACCGTACCCGCATACTGCCAACCGCGCGCGAGATCAGCGAGATGGAAAAAGCCATGTGGTGGCCGATGACGTATCTGCACGATGAACACCACGTGCTGATCGTCAATGTCTGTGCCCGGGTTGCATCGTTCGACGGCGATCTTGCCCGCGAAATGGCGCGCCGCCGCTACACCGGCAACGTCGAGCAATGGCAAAAGCTAAACTGGCAATTGTGCGATTGGATCGCCAATGGGCTGATCGTCGACCGCGTGACGGTGTTCTGATGGTATCTACAAACGCCGCCGGTTTTTCGCTTGCGTTTGTAGGGTGCTGAATGATCACCGACCTCGACGATGACGTGGTCCGCTATCTGTCGGCGGTCGAGGCCATCGCGATCTACATCGCTACGGTCGACGGCGTGCCGGTTCGTGTAGGTTTTGCTCATGATCCGCGCAAAACCAAAGCTTTCCTGATCCGGCGTTGGCCAAGCCTGACGATCTCATGGCTCGCATGGTTTGACGACAGCAAGGACGAGGCATCGAGCTTTATCAACGACATATCCGGCAACATCAGCGACATACTGATCGAACACGGCACCGCTCGCCCGCTTGCTGGTGTTGTTGCTCATATCGAAAGCCTCGCGCGTGCGGAAGGTTTAACGCTGACGCCGCATGGTCGCGCCATAGAGCGCGCCCATGCAGCGAGCGAGCGCCTTAGTCAGGCGCTCGCTGCGCTCAAGGCCCGAGGTGAGCTGGCAGCGTTTAACGCCGCCTATCGGGTTTATCGTCAGGAACGCAATGCCAATGGCGAATCAGCAATGCCGTTTTGGGCCGCCGAGCAAGGTTTGCAGCGTTTAATTATCCGACATCTGGTGTCGCACGATAATTTTTTAGTGTCGGCGATGTTGCCCGCTATTCGTCAAGCTTTTCCGTGGTTTCGTGCCCGCTATGACACCTCGGAACAGGGTCTATGACACCACAACATCTTGACGATGTGGGGTTTTTGGTTTGATCCTTCGCGCGTACCGTTTTTGGGGCGAAGCTTTGCCTGGAAAGCGGTGCTTTCGCAAAACGTTGTCCCCCAACTTTCGGCGCAAAGCAGAGCGTCGGCTCATGGCTCGCTGGCCGGTGGGCCGACGTTTTATTTTGAGGTGCACATGTGAGCGAACGCGTGCCTTGGTATGGCTGGCAGCGTTGGCGCAAACGTGCGCGCCATCAATTGCGCGAGCATCCGCTTTGCGCAATGTGCTTGCAGCAAGGCATCGTTGTTCCGGCTACGGTTGCCGACCACGTTGTGCCGCATAAGCAAAACCAGCGAGCCTTTTGGTTCGGTACGCTGCAAAGCCTCTGTGCTGCACACCACAACATCACCAAGCAATTGATCGAGCTGCATGGTTACAGCACCGATGTCGATGCTGATGGCTGGCCTATCGACCGGCGTCATCCGGCAAATAGAATACGAAACTAAACGGTACGGTTGCCGCCGCCGATGCTAAAGCGAGCCGGGGTCCTATCCACCGAAAGGGGCCCGGGGGGGATGGTCGCCGAGGATGGGTCGACGCTCCGCGACCGCCCGCCGGAGCTTCGCAATAGAAATCGGGATAAATGGAATTGCTGGAAAGGTCAGCAAACATGCGGGCTTGGTCGCCCGCGTTCACACGCCGGTTGAACCCGGTGCAACACCGTTGCGCGTTGAGGGAGGGCTCGGAATGTTATCGCTGACAGGTATCGTTCTCGGCCTCATCAACGTCGCGATCTATGTCGCGATCCTGGTGCTGATCGGCCTCATCATCGTTTGGTTTGCGAGCTGGCTTAATTTTCCAATCCCGCAAAACATTCAGCGCGTTTACATGGTGATCGTCGCGCTGATCGCGCTTTATCTGATCTTGGCGTTGCTGTTTGGCTTGCCGATGCCGGGGCCGATCCGGCTGGTCGGTCGGCACCATGCGATGGTGATGTGATGGGCGCGCCGATAGTGCCGACCAAGCTCAAGCTGTTGCGCGGCAACCCGAGCCGCGTGCCGATCCAGCCCGAGCCCGAGCCCCGGGCATTTGGCAGCATTCCCGAGCCACCGGACCATCTCGACGCCGAGGCCGCCGCCGAATGGCGCAAGCTCGCGCCCGAGCTGGTGCGGATCGGCTTGCTGACGCTGGCCGATGTCACCGGGTTCGGGGCTTACTGTCAGCTTGTCGGTCGCTGGATCAAGGCCGAGCGTGCGCTCAACGGCCAGGAGCTTGTGATCGCAACCGAGGACGGCACCAGCACCAAGGTCAACCCGCTGGTGCATGTCGCCTCGGCAGCGGCGCGTGATCTGTTGAGCGCCGCCGCGCAATTTGGCATGACGCCAGCGGGCCGGGCCCGGCTTAATGCGGGCATCACGCGCCCGCCGAAAAAGTTTAGCGGGCTTGTCGCCAGCTAATGCAAGGCAAGCCACGGCGCACGGCGAAGGGCAAAAAGCGCGCCGCCGACGTGATCGCGTTCATCGAGATGCTGACGGTGCCGTCGGGCAGGGGCGAGGGCCAGCCGTTCAAGCTTGAGAAATGGCAGAAAGATTTCATCCGCGACATCTATGAGCCGCACACCGAGGACGGTCGGCGCGTGGTGCGCCGGGCGATCCTGTCGATGGCGCGCAAGAATGGCAAAACCGCTCTGATCGCGTGCATCGTGCTGGCGCATCTGATCGGGCCCGAGCGGATCAGAAACGGCGAGATATACAGCGCCGCCAACGACCGCGATCAAGCCGCGATCATCTACAAGTTTGCCCGGCAGATCGTCGAGCGCGAGCCCGAGCTGTTGCTGCAACTCGACATCGTCAAATCGACCAAGACCATGATCGGGCGCTCGACCGGCTCGGTGTATCGCGCGATCTCGGCAGAGGCCGGGACCAAGCACGGCTATTTGCCGAGCGTGGTGATTTATGACGAGCTAGCGCAAGCCAAAAACCGCGACCTCTATGACGTGCTTGATACGTCATTCGGGGGCCGCGCCGAGCCGCTGTTTATTACGATCTCGACGCAGAGCAACGATCCCGAGCACATCCTTTCGCAATTGATCGACGACGGTTTGGCCGGGCATGACCCGAGCATCGTTTGCCATCTGCACGCCGCCGACGAGGATTGCGACCTTGGCGATCAGCGGCAATGGAAACAGGCTAACCCGGCGCTCGGTACGTTTCGCGACCGCGCCGATCTGGCGGCGGCCATCGGCAAGGCCAAGCGAATGCCCGCCGACGAACCCAAGGTCCGCAACCTACTTTTGAACCAGCGGGTTTCGCCCGCCTCGATCCTGATCAGCCGCGCCGAATGGATGGCGTGTGCCGGTCCCGTCGCGTTTGAACCCGGGGAGGATGTTTTTCTTGCGCTCGACCTATCGAACACGCTCGACCTGTCGGCTTTGCTCATGGGTTCGGCGGGCGATGTCGCGCGGGTCCAAGCCTATTTCTGGAAGCCCGGCGAACAGCTCGCCGAGCAAAGCTTTCGCGATTTCGGCAACGGCAACTATCGCTACGTCGAATGGAAAGACGCTGGACATATCGAGGTCACCGGCGGGCGCTCTATCGATAAAGCGGCCATCGCCCGGCGGATTGCCGAGCTAAGCGGGCGCTACCGCGTGCGCGCGCTGGTCTATGACCGCTGGCGGATCGAGGACCTGTTGCGCGAGTTCGATCATATCGGGCTGGAGGCCCACAAGGCCGAGGCCGAGCCCGACGACGGCAAGCCGATGACAACGCTGCCGCGCTCGGGCTTGCGGCTGGTGCCGTGGGGCCAAGGCTTCAAGGACATGGCCCCGGCCATCGACGCGCTGGAAACCGCCGTGGTCGAGCGCAAGCTCATCCATCCCAACAACCCATGCCTGAATTGGAACATGGCCAACGCCGTCGCGGTGATGGACCCGGCGGGTGGCCGCAAGCTCGACAAGGACAAGAGCCGGTTTCGCATCGACGGCGCGGTGGCGCTGGCGATGCTGATGGGCTACCGCGCGCGGGCCCGGTTGCGGCCCACCGTCGACATCGACACGCTGATCGGATGACCACAAAACACATCTTACAATTGCGCGGCAAGGTGAGCTGGTTCGGCGGCCCCGAGGATATGGGCGTATCGGCCAGCGAGGGCTTGGCGTTCATCTATGACGTTAAGACCGCGCCGCATCTGTTTCTGGCGACGCAGCCGCCCGGCACGTCGGGCCTCGCGCGGCGGCTCAATCCGTCGGTGCCGTTCATCGCGACGCGGTGGGACTATGACCACTGTCCGAAAGAAATGCTGGCCAGTATGCAGCACGTCGCGCTGGTCACCGCACCAAAGACCGGGCGGCGGTTTCGTGCATGGCCCGCCGATTGGGGCCCGCATGAAAGCACCGGGCGGGTCGCCGACATTAGTTTTGGTTTGATGGAATATCTCGGCATCGATACCGACGACGAGGTTGAGGTCGAGTTTCCCGCGCTGGTGCGGTGGCCTAAACACTCGCCGTCGGTCTAGTGCACTATTCGTTGTCTTGAACCTGAGCTTTTGGCACCGCGATTTCCTTGCCGTCGTCGCCTTTGATCACGACTTGCTCGCCGCTAGTGGCGACAAATCCAGCGTCGCCTTGCTTTGCCGGGCGAACGATCTTGACCTCTTTGTTTTGATACTTGGCCATACGCGTTTCCTCGTCGGCTTGATTGCCGATGCCCCATAACGCGCATCGACCTCCGATAGTTTCGTTCAGATCGTCGGCCTTGATCGGCGTCACCGGCTCTTTGCTTGGTGGGCACGGTGACGCTGATCGGTTTCGCCCGGGCCGATGGTGGCGGCGGCGGTCACACGGACAGCCGCCGCCGTTATTTTAGAGCGCCGGAATCGGGCCATCCTCGGCGGCGCGCTTGGCTGTGGCTTTGCGCGCGGCTTGTTCCTCGGCGCGGGTTTCGCGGCGGCGCTTTTCCAAGCGCGTCAGCGTGCGTTGCGCGGCTTTGATCTTGTCGCTCGACTTGATGATGCCGCTGATCGCGGCATCGCGTTGAGCTATGGCGCGGTCGAGTTGTTTACGCGCGTCGGCCAATTGCGTTTCGATACGTTGCAGAGTCATTGTTTGCGTCCTTTGTTATTCGCCGCGTGACCATCACGCGACAAAAGTATTTTACCAAACAACACCACACACGTGCTGCGCGAACCAAACCGCGGAGCGGATTTGTCAACGATCACGTGCGCGATTCCGAAATAGCTCAACGAAAATAATTTGCGTTCATGCTTTTCGCAGCGTCACGCGCACACGCGCGCGCAAGTTGAAAACAACCAGGCACAAGGAGTTCTGCAATGGCTCTCGCAATCATCGACGGCCCGACCATCGCGCGCGGTGAATCTCTGTCCGACGGCATTGATTGCTCGTCGGGCGAAATCGTGCGGATCACCGTGCCGCAAGAGTTCACCGAGGCAAACCTGACGTTTCAGGTGTCGACCGACGGCAATTTTTATAACGACCTGTTCGATGACGACGGCGACGAGATCACCGTGCCCGCCGGGCCGGATACCGCGATTTACATCTCGCGGCGATGGGTTAGCTCGGTGGCGTTCCTCAAGCTGCGTTCGGGCTCGCGCGACGCGCCGGTGGTGCAGCGCGAGGATTGCAAATTCGCCATCGCGGTCGACATCGACACCGCCGCCGGTGGGCTCGGCACCAAGCTGTGACGCGTCACGCCTTTGGGCTGATCGTGCTGACGCTGGTCGTCGTCGCAATCCTGATGGTCGTGTTCACCAAATTCTGAGGGCCCCATGACAAAAGCCGCAGCTCTGGTCCGCAAAGCCGACGTCGAGCCCGACGACGATGAAAGCCATGACGATTTCATGTCGCGGTGCACCGACGACGAGGGCCTTGACGAGGATGAATGCCAGATCATTTGGGACGAGCGCAGCGGCGACAACGCCGTCGTGCACAAGACCAGCCACGCCTCGAAAGCCGACGGCCTCGATTTCATCTTGAGCGACGAAACGCCGGATCGTTACGGCGACGTGATCATGGCGGATGGTTGGGCGCTCGACAATTTTAAGAAAAACCCTATCGCGCTGTTCGGCCACAGCTCGAGCTTTCCGATTGGCACTTGGAAGGGTCTGCACGTCAAGGACGGCGGGCTGCGCGGCAATCTGCAATTGGCCCCGGCGGGCACCAGCGAACGCATCGATGAAATTCGCAAGCTGGTCGAGGCCGGGATTTTGCGCGCGGTGTCGGTCGGCTTTGTGCCGATTGAAAAAAAGACCATCGACGAGCGCGCCGACGGCATGAACGGCCCGTTCAAATATCTCAAGCAAGAGCTGGTCGAGACCTCGCTGGTCTCGATCCCGGCCAACCCGAACGCGCTGGCCGTCGCCAAGAGTCTGAAAGTTTCCGACGACACGATTCGCATGGTGTTCGCCAAGCACGGCGACAAAGACACCGCGCGGCGTTCGTTGGCTCACCGGCAAGCACGCCGAAATGCAACGACATCATCACAAGGCAAAACCATGTCGACGCTTGCACAACGTATCAAGGACTCCGAACAACGCTTGCTCGCAGCTCGCGACAAGCTGTCGGCCCATCTGGAGAAATCCGACGACAACAACGTGACCGACGCCGATCTTGAGGCGCGGCAAACGCTCAACACCGAGATAGTCAAAGGCGAGCGCACACTCGACTCGCTGCGCGAATCCGAGAAGCTTCTCGGGCAGAACAGCGAGGACGGCGGGCGCACCATGACCCGCTCGTCGGTTCCGGCGGTGATCAACGGCACCACGGCGATGACGCAACCGGCTCGCCCGTTTAGCGTGTCCGCGAAAAAGCTGACGCCGCTGGATTTCTTTGTGCGCGCCGGTGCCATTCAATTGGTGGCGCATCGCGAGCGCAAACCGCTCGACGAAATCCGCCGCATGATCTACGGCGACGACGAGGCGACCAAGGCGGTGCTGGAGTGGCAGACCAAGGCCGCCAGCGCGCCCGCGATGACCACGGTGGTCGGATGGGCCGCCGAGCTGGTGCAACAGATCGTC